CTGATTGGGAACGCACTACTTAATGGAGTTACTATAACATGGCTTTACCTAAACTTAATGAGTCGATTAAATATACTACTAAAATTCCTTCTACTGGCAAAGAGGTTAAGTTTAGACCTTTTCTCATCAAAGAAGAAAAGATTCTTTTGATTGCAATGGAATCCCAAGACCAAAAGATTATTATCAATGCAATTGGTGATACTGTCAATTCTTGTATGATTGAAGATATTGATATTTTTGAGATGCCTATTTTTGATCTTGAATACTTGTTCTTGCAAATTCGATCCAAGTCTGTAGGGGAAACATCATCAGTAAACATTGGGTGTAAATCTTGTAATCATAAAAACGAAGTTATCATTCCTATTGATGATATTAAAGTAACTAATCCTAAAGCAGATAAACACATCAAACTAAATGATGAAATTACTTTGTCTATGCAGTATCCATCATTAAATGATATTTTAAAAACAAATGCATTAGACAATAATACTGAAATTGAACGAAACATGGAAACATTCTATGCTTGTTTAGAAGCAGTAGAAACTGAAGAAGAAAGATTTATGGTCAAGGATGAACCTCATGAAGAGATTGTCAACTTTGTAGAATCTTTGACTTCTTCTCAGTTTGAAAAGATCAAGAAGTTTGTTGATAGTATTCCTTCTTTACGGCATACTCTAAAATTTAATTGTGAATCCTGTGGTACTGAAAACACTAGAATCTTACAAGGAACGAATGATTTTTTTTGATAAGCCTTTCTCATGAAACGTTACTAAATCTATATCATACTAACTTTCAATTAATGCATCATTATCGGTATTCATTAAGTGACATTGAAAGTTTAATGCCTTGGGAAAGGGAAGTTTATTTGTCATTGTTGGTCAGTCATCTTGAAAATGAGAAAGAAAAAAGAAAGCAACAAGAGCAGAGAAGATAAATGGCAACGTTTGTACAAGTAATTGAAGAATTAAAAGAGAGCATGTTTGACCTACAGGTTGAGCAGGATGAAACCACTCAGGCGATTAAATCTCTTGATGGACGTATGGCAGAATTTGTTGCTCTTGCAGGTAGAGACAGATTAGAAGACCTTGAAGATAGACGTGAATCAAAACGTGCATCACAAAAGCAAGAAAAGCAAAACAATGAAGATCGTAAAAATGCTAAGAAAGGTATTGGTGGGTTAGGCATTGGTGATCTTGCGCAAGCATATGTCCAAGGTCGTTTAGGAATGGCATTACTGAGTGGGTTAGGCGCTTTAATGATGACCCCAGCAGGAATTGCGATAATTGCTGCTGTAGCTGGTAGTGCTTTTCTTTTTGGTAGGGATAAATTAAAAGACTATGAGGCTGGAGTAGCATTAACTAAAGACCCTTTAAGAGAAAAAGAATTAGATGCAATACAAAATTTTGCAGAGGAAACTAAAAAAATTCAGGAAAGTGACACTCTAAACCCGTTTGCTAAAACAGAGGCACGGATGATCCTGACTAGAAGATTAGAGCAAGAAGTTGGTGATGGGACTACACCAGAAACTGTGGAAGAAGTGCAACAAAGGCAATTAAGAATTCAGCAGATTATTAGAGCTGGTAGGGATGAGACTGGTAATCTCATTTTCACACCAGAAGAACAAGATGCTTTTTTAGGTAAAATTGGTGGACCTGCTACTGGAAAACTATTAGAATTTTCACCGACAATAGCGTTAGAAGGTATAAGTGATCCGAATGGAACTTTAAATCAAGAAGCATATAAGAGTTTAGGAGATAAGGAGACTTTTATCGAAAAAAGGGGTGAAGCTCCAAATGCTGTTGAGGATGATCAAGGTCGAATTGATGTAATGGGAACTGCTGCACAAAACTTAACTGTTGATCCAGAAAAAGCAGTTAGTGTTGAAGAATTTATGAAACAACCAGCTGGAATTAATCCTCAACCAAACTTTTACAGTGATGCAATCGTGCGAATGATGGATAGGAACTACATTCCACCTGCTGCTGGGTCATTACAATATGAAGAACTTATGAAGCAAAATAGTATGTTTCAAGTGCCTCCGATTGGTCAAGACATAATTGGACCAATAGTTGAGACTGCTATAAAAAGTTTAAGAACAGATGATAATCTTGGTCTTGGATTCTTTGGTGCGCCAAGTGCAGGACTTGATATTAACGAACTGAGAGACATGAATCTTGACGTTGAGAAATTATCAATTGAAATCCCACCTAATCTTGGAGGGCAAGTTCTAAGTATATTAGGTGAAGGATTAAATGTAGGTGGAACTACAGTAATTAATAATCAAACCACTAATAACGTTTCTGGTGGTGGTGGAGGCGGTGGAGCAGCAGCTGTCAATACCAGTTCATCTTCTGTTGCACCATCTAACGACTATCACGGAACTTTAGATGCTACACAAGTTATTGGCGGCGCACCTAATAGATAAAAAAATCCCCGGTGGGAAGTCCTAAAACACCGGGGATTTTCTCTAACTATCAGTCTTCATTTGCAAGACGTGAGAAATATGACATAGTGTCATCATCTCCATCTGCGTCTACAATACTTGGTGCAGATACTGGTTCCACAGATTTCATAGGAGCAGTATCAGCAGTGATTGACAAATCTTCTGTCTGCTGTGGAGTAAATGTTCCACTAACACCGAGAACAGCATCCAGTCGTGCTTTCAGCTCTTCGTAAGACTTGTAGTTAGTAGGGTCTGTAAACTCGCTGAGTGGATAGACCTGACCATAAATCGTATCCAGTTTATCATCATCTGCCAGTACAGCAGGAGAAGAAAACTCAGAACGGTCATAGTTACGGTAACCATCTACTTGACGAATCTTCAGTTTAAAGTCAGCCCCTTCCCAGAAATCAAATGGATTTACCGGAGCATCATCAGGAAACTCAGGTTGCATAGATTCCATCAACTTGTCGTGAATCTTTTTACCATACTGGTAAAGGAACACCTTGCCTTCATTCTCTGGATTGCCAGAGTCAGATACAACATAGATGTTCGAAACATACTTCAGGCGACGTTTCTGGTCCCGTGCAGTCTGTTTATCTTCATCACGACCAGTATTCCACAGTTGAGAGTTTAACTCCCCTACAGGGTCTTTCTGACCAAGGGAGGTAAGTGATTTTTCAATATACCACATACCTGTAGTCTTGCCTTTAAAGCCATGGTCCCAATAACGGACCCAAGGAAGTTCTTCACCTTCTGGTGCAGGAAGGAAACGGATAACAGCATAACCATTACCTGCCTTATCTACAGTAGGTTTCCAGACACGTTCATCTGGACCATTACGAACATCAGCTGAGGATTCATTCAACTTTGCTGCTGCATTAACGAGTTTGTCAATGGAAGAACCACGGGACTTTTTAAGATTTGCAAGTGACATATATTTGTATTCCTTTTGTATATTTGTATTCAGTTATATTAAGAAGTGTATCATACTATAAAATTCACGGGTTGTCAATCATTATTTTCAAAGGTGATTGAACCTTCTTCAGTCTCCATACTAGATGGAGTTCCTACAGACAGGATATCTTTCAAACTTAATCCAGAAATCCCGCCGTCTTGTTCTACATGATCATAATCATTTGTCTGGACAGAAACATTCTCCGATTGGAGGAAGTCCGTTGTCAGTGCTTGGTTCTGCTCCTTCATCCATAATCTCCAATTCTGGTTCTGTAGTTTCTTCAGGTGTGACTTGATCAACGATTGGTTCTGCATCAATTGATGGTTGTCCAACATCTTCGATCACCTCTTCTGACTGATTAAATCTACCAAGAAGTTCATCCTGATAGACAAAAGAACATGCACCGATTCCAAGAATAACCAGCACAAATGGAATATACATTCCAATTAGTCTTAACATAAATTTCCCCATTCGTTCCTCACAATGGTAGTGTGTTAATTCTCTCAAGGTAATTGAGATTACGAGCTTCTGCTTCTAACTTATCCTTGATTGAGGTATTTATCAACACACTAACACGTTCTGCTTCGATTTGATTTACTTTCATAATATCTACAATAGCATCCATATAAGATTCACGTTTCTCAAAGACGTGAGATTCTACCATATCACAAAAACGTTTCTTAGTTAGTATTTTGTCTTCAATATTCATTATTTTTGTTGCTCACAAATTCTTGATATGCTTCATTACCAGACAGAATTTCACTAATGTCATAGGATTGAGCATACTCTAAATCATAAGCAGCAATCTTTTCCATACGTTTCTTCATACGGAATTGAGTGTCAAAGTGCTTCTTACGGAGTTTGGTTTTCAAAGTTGCCATATGTAATATGTCCTTTCTCATTATTGCACTATGTATGAATGTATACTATTTTTTTGGAGTTGTCAAGACATTTTTTTAAGAAATTGCAATGTCTGTATCTCCATAAATTCTACCATTATTAATAGTAGATTTAGTAGATACTGTTGACCCTGTTTTAATTTGAATAGAGTGACCACCACCAGCATTTGAATTAGCATCTGATGCTGGTGATACTTGGAAATAAGGTATAGCAGAAGTGCCAATACCAGAACCGCCACCAGAACCAGATACACTATTAGCTTGGGCCAAAGATTCTGGAACTGAGAGGCCGTTGGTGCCGCTATTTATTGCTACAGCATGTGCTTGACCTTTTTCACCACCATTTAGTCCCGATCCACCGAATGCCCGAGTAGCAGCAGGCATGCCTGTAACTTCGGTGAAGTCTTCTNAGAGGCGATTTGATCCAAATCTAGCATACGCCCTTAAAGTATTAGTAATTGCACCGTTATTACCTGAAATATCAACATCTCTACCAGTAACAAAAGAACCCGCACCACCATTAACAATGGTGCTAAATCCAGAACCATTATTCGGGTCGTCGTGTAATGGATCGTCGCTTTGGAGACCACGGCCAACTTCAGCTGAAACTACACGCCGAGCTTGTCCTCCCCGGCCACCATTCCATCCACCACCATATCCTTGCCCACCTTCAGCGGAAGCCGGACCTTCAGATGATCCACCGTTCCCGTATAATCTAAATGGTGTAGTGGCAGAAGCAATATTGCTACCACCTCCAGCTTGATTACCACCACCAGCAATGAAACCTTTTTCTAGATTTGTAATAGTAACTTTTGTTTGGTCAGAATCAACAAAAATAGCAGCATTACCTTTAGTTATACCTACACTATTGCCATAATTAATCTTTGTATAAGCATTACTTGATAATGGTAACCCATGTCCACCTCTACCAGCAATAATACCATTGTTTTCAATAGTAATATCTGTAAAACTACCTCCAAATATGATAGAGTTATTGAATACTGTATCACTATCAAGACTAAACACAAATGGAACAACTACATTATTGCCTGCATTTGATCCTACAGTTTTATTAGCAATTTCAAATAGATTTAATGTGCTTCCTTTATCAAGAGTGACTAGAGTGCCATCAGAATCATATTGATTATTAATAATTGAAATTGTTACAACATTTACTGCACCATAGAAGTTTGAAAATGACACAGCACCAGAGGAAGGAACATTTGGGTTTGCTCCAGCTGGAACTAGACCAGCACCATCATAAAACTCTGATATTGAGTGTGGTGCTGTATCCTCAAATTCTCCTACAATATCCGTAGAGAATGATAATGGTCCTGATAATTTAATCGCCATTATTTGTTTTCCAAATATTCTACCCGACTAGAAAGTTCTTTAACAGCCTCAATCAAAACAGCAACTAGATTAGGATATGATACTGAGTAGTAATCATTTTCTAGTTCTACAACTTCAGGGATAATATCTAAAACTTCTTGTGCAATTAATCCAACTTGCTTTTTACCAGATGGTTTGAATGTATAACTAACTCCCTGCATTTGATTAATCTTAGCAAGACAATCCTGTAAAGGTTCAACATTCTCTTTGAGTCTAGCATCTGACCATGCAAGAGTTGCAAATGCAGTAATATCTCCACTAACGTCTAAAGCACCATTAATATTAGTATCATCACCTATTTTGAAAATGGAAGCAGAACTATCTAGATATGCTGCGTTAGTAAAACTGCGGCCATTCACATCGGTTAGTGTTTCTATTGGCATGATGCAACCTTAACTGTTAGAATATACTATATTTATAATGAGTTTAAAGGTTGGTAGTAGTCATAGACACTTTCAGCATATCGCAAACGGTCATCATAAATGTGAATAATCTTATT